CCGGTCAAGGCCGAGAAGGCTCTCGATGAGGATTGCACATGGAATACCGTGGTCCGATGTTTCTCTTCAGCTGGCCTGACCGAGGAGCACGCCCTTCAGCAGGCGCGTGTGGCTCGGATCCTTCAGCATGGGGAGTACGAGTTGAGCACTGCCGAGGTGAAGCTATGGATGCCATCCGAACTGACTTTTGCGAAGTGAAGGACTCCGGTAGCCGGGAAGAGTTTGACACCGGCAGCCGGCGTGACACCCGCGAGGGCAAGGGTCGCTTCGACCTTATGTCCCCGTTTGTTGTCGAGCGTGACGCCAGGCATCTGGAGAACGGGGCCCGTAAGTACGGGGACCGTAACTGGGAGAAGGGCCAGCCCCTGTCCCGGTACATGGACTCCGCCATGCGCCACATGAACAAGTACCTGATGGGGCACCGAGACGAGGACCACCTGGCCGCAGCACGGTGGAACATTGCCGCTATCATGCACACCGAACTCATGATCCAGATGGGCCTACTACCCGCCCACCTGAACGATCTTCCTAACTGGGTAGCGAGAGAAAACGACAATGCCGCGTAAGACAATCCACGCCAAGACTCAGCACCTGGACCTCCTTCCTTGGGAAGAGGTAACCCGCCGTTACAACCAAGCAAACGGGACCAACATCAGTGTGGACTCCGTTCGTGACGCGCACTTCCGGGCTATGTGCAAGATCCGCCGGGCGATCATGAGCTCCAAGTTTGATGACTTGCTGAGCCACGCCAAAGAACTCAACCTGAAGGTCGTGTGATGGACGACCTTACGGAACTTCGGGACAACCTCCCAGTGATTCCCAAGGACCTGCTGGATAGCCTGGATGCCAGGTTTCCTCCACGGTGTCCCGGTCTGGACTGGCCTGATCGTGTCGTTTGGCACTACGCAGGCCAGCGTTCTGTCATCGACTTCCTCAAGGCTGCCTACCAAAGGCAGCAGGAGAACAGGTTCAACAATGTGCTTTAGCCAGCCTAAGATCCCGACGCCGAAGCCTCCGGCCCCTCCGCCGCCGCCGCCGACTCCGACTGCCATGTCTGTTCAGCCCAAGCCGTCGCAGATCGCTGACACCTCCAACGTGGCTACCTCCAAGAAGCGTGGTAAGGCTTCCCTGACCATCCCGCTGGGGGGCATGGGTGGTGGTGGCGCTGGCCTGGGGTACTAAACAATGAACGGATCAGCCGCACATCTTTACTCGGAGCTGGAAACACAGCGTGACAGCTACCTGCTCCGTGGCCGTGACTGTTCGCGGCTGACCCTTCCGACCCTGCTCCCAGACCAGGGCACATCTGAAGTCACCAAGTTCCCTACCCCCTTCCAGGGCATGGGAGCCCGTGGAGTGAACCACCTGGCTGCATCGCTACTGATGAGCCTGCTGCCTCCTAATCAGCCTTTCTTCCGGCTTATCCTGGACGAGGAGGCTATCCGGGCTTTAGGTGAGGCTGAGGAATACAAGACCGAGATCGACCAGACCCTGTCCTCGATTGAGCGGGCAGTGATGCAGGAGATCGAGACCATGGCCATCCGGTCAGCGGTTTTTGAGGCTCTCAAGCACTTGATCGTTACTGGAAACGCTCTGATCTACCTTGGCGAGGACGGAATCAGAGTCTTCCACCTTGACCGCTATGTGGTCAAGCGTGACCCTAGCGGCAAGGTGTTGAAGATCCTGGTCAAGGAGACCGTGTCCCCAATCGAGCTTCCTGAGGAAGCCCAGCCCCTGGTTCAGAACAAGCGGGCCATTGATGATACGGTTGACCTATACACCTGCATCCACAACACCGGCAAGGGCCGTTACGAGGCCTACCAAGAGGTCATGGGGCAGCGCCTACCGTCTAGCTACGGGTCCTACAAGGAAGACTCGATGCCTTGGCTGGCCCTGCGTATGAACCGCGTTGACGGAGAGTCGTATGGCCGTGGATACGTTGAGGAGTACCTTGGTGATCTGCGATCCCTTGAGGGCCTTACCCAGGCTATCGTTGAGGGATCGGCAGCTGCTGCTAAGGTTCTGTTCCTGGTCAACCCCAATGGGATGACCCGCGCTGATGTACTGGCAAAATCCCCAAACGGAGCTATCCGGGAAGGTATGGCAAGCGATGTCTCTACCCTTCAGCTTCAGAAGCAAGCGGACTTCGGGGTTGCGCTACAAGCTATCAGTGGCATTCGTGAGCGTCTCAACTACGCTTTTCTTCTCGCGGAGAGTACGATTCGCAATGCTGAGCGTGTTACCGCAGAAGAGGTTCGCCTCACGACCGCAGCGGTAGAGCGTCAGCTTGGCGGCATCTACAGCATCCTGGCCCAGGAGTTCCAGCTTCCGCTGGTGAACCGCCTGATGGACTCGATGTCCCGTAAGAAGAAGATGCCCCGTGTTCCTAAGGAGTTTGTCAAGCCCATGATTGTGACCGGCATTGACGCCCTTGGCCGTGGCAATGACCTGGTCAAGCTCGATGCCCTGTTGGCCGGCGTGGCCCAGACCTTCGGACCACAGGCCGTGGCTCAGTACATCAATGCCGGCGAGTACCTGGCCCGCCGTGCTGCCGCCCTTGGTATTGACACTAAGGGACTTATCAAGTCCCAGGAAGACATGGCTAACGAGGGTAACCGAGCCATGATGGCAAACATGACCGAGAAGCTGGGCCCCAGCGTTGTCGGCCAGGCTGGTAAAATGATGGAATCTGGCATGTTGCAGCAAGCAATGGCCGGGCAGACCCCTACTATGGGTCAATAAGAGGTAACCATGGATAAGGTTGAAATCGTAACCGGACAGACCAGCGCCTACAGTCCCGAGCAGGAAGCTCAGATGAAGGCCGAGCAGGAGCCTAGTGTTGAGGCTCAGGATCAAACCCAGGACCAGGCTGAGGTCGAGACGACCGAGCCTGAGGCACAGCCTACGGAGACACCTCAGGCCAAGCTTCAGAAGTTCTCCGATGAGTTCTTTAGCTCTGGAAAGCTCAGCGATGACAGCTATAGCCAGCTGGAGACCTTGGGTTATCCCAAGGCTATTGTTGACCAGTTCATTGCCGGCCAGCAGGCGGTCATTGCCCGCGAAGAGCAGTCTGTCTTTGAGAGCGTTGGTGGGCGTGACAGCTATGACCAGATGGTTCAGTGGGCCGGTAATAGCCTTAGCCAGCAAGAGATCGAGGCCTACAACAAGGCAGTTGGCTCCGGTGACCAGGCTCAGATGATGTTCGCCGTCAAGGGCCTTCAGGCTCGATACACGGCCCAGACCCGTGAGCCTAGCTTTGTCAGCGGTGGTAAGGCGGCACCTAGCACCTATCGCAGCGTGGCTGAGGTTGTCGCAGCTATGAGCGACCCACGATACAAGACTGACGCAGCGTACCGCTCAGACGTTGAGCGGAAGATCGCTGTATCCAATGTTCTCTAAAGGAGGTGATCCAATGCGAATGTCTCGGTTGAAGATCAAGATGCACGAAGAAGAAGAGGAAGAGAAGAAGAAGAAGAAGAAGGGTTTGCAAATCCGCCGCCCATCCAAGGGCGGAAACTCCAAGAAGAACGATCTACATGCCGGTGGACTTGAAGGGGCCGGCGGAGGAGGAAAGTAATGGAAACTGAAACCAACAGCATCAAGCCCGGTTACAAGACTACCGAGTTCTGGCTGAGCTTTGCCGCAGTCATGGTTGGGGCCGTCCAGGCCTCTGGTCTCATTCCCAGCGAAGGGGCCTGGAACCAAATCCTCGGTCTCGTCATTTCTGCTCTTGTGGCCATGGGCTACACGGGCGCACGGATTGCCGTCAAGAAGGCCGCCTAATGTGGGCTGCAATCTCCGCAGCACTTGCGGCGATTATCAAAGAATTGGTCGGTCTGGTTTGGAAACGCGCCAATGAACCGTCACTATCGACGGATGCCCCGAATCTTCCCGGTAATACTTACGAGCGTTTTGCTCGTCGGGTGCGGGGGCACCAAAGTGGTGTTCGTCCACCCAGCCGACCATGATCTTGTCAGACTTGGCCCTGATGTCCGGGGCCATGTCTATTACTGGAACGGCTCCGAATGGGAGCTGTCAAAGAACACCGTGCATATCCCCGAGGGGTGGTATGCCGGCTACGTCTCACCTGAGGGTGAGGCACCATCCCCTCAAACGCCGATTGTTCCATAAGCCGACCACGGCCTGCCTGCGGGTAGAGCCGACGCTGTCGCTAGGTGCATAGGCAACCGTTTATTCACTCAACGCATTTCTCTCATAGGAGCCATTACAATGGCAGTTACTAGCGTTTCATTTGGTGGTCAGGTCAACGGTGTCGGTGGCCTGGCTGCTCCGTTCAATACGTTTGCTGCTCAGAATGAGCTGTTCCTCAAGGTCTTCGCTGGTGAAGTTCTCCAGACGTTTGAGACCACCACGGTGATGAAGGACAAGCACATGGTTCGCACCATCACCAGCGGCAAGTCGGCCCAGTTCCCGGTAACGGGTACGGCAACGGCTGCGTATCACACCCCCGGCCAGGATCTGGCATCTGACCCTGGCTACCTTAGTGCCATCAAGCATGCTGAGCGTGTCATCAACGTGGACAGCCTTCTCACTTCCAGCACGTTCGTTGACAAGCTGGACGAGATGAAGAACCACTACGATGTGCGTTCGATCTACAGCACGGAGCTGGGCCGCGCCCTTGCCAACCAGTACGACAAGAACCTGATTGGTCTGGCTATCCTTGCTGCCCGTGCGTCGGCCACCATCACCGGCGGTCCCGCTGGTACTATTCTTACCCCCAACGCTCTGTACACCGGCGCAGGCATCATCAATGCCCTGTACCTGGCCGCAGCGGCCATGGACGAAAAGAACGTCCCCAGCGAAGATCGTTTCGCTGTGGTCACCCCTTCGACCTACTGGACCATTGTGAACAGCACCGGCGGCCTTGCCCTCGTTGACCGTGACTTCGGCGGCGAGAGTAACGGCTCGTACTACGACGGCAAGCTGCTCAAGGTCGCGGGCTTTGCCCTCGTCAAGAGCAACAACGCCGCTAGCGTTCTCAACACGAACATCGCTACTGGCGTTTCTGGTCAGAACAACACCTACCACGGCAACTTCAGCACGACCACTTGCGTGGCGTTCCAGAAGGGTGCAATCGGTACGGTGAAGCTCATGGACCTGGCGATGGAAACGGATTACGACATCCGTCTCCAAGGCAACCTGATGGTCGCCAAGTACGCGATGGGCTCGGGCATCCTGCGCCCCGAGTGCGCC